AGAAAGAGAATTGTAATAATTGCAAGTTTGAACATCTTGGTACGTGTCGCAGGTATCCGCCGAGTATTCAAAAATTAGATAATTTGCCTGGTCACGGTATATTGCAAAATGTTGTTCGTCAACCACCGGTATCCCAGGTCATTGGTGCGGGGAATATGTTGCAGATTTGGATAAATAAGAAGCTAAGAAGCATGGGCACTTAGAGGACTGTTAACGTGGCTGTATCGGTGCATCGTAGCCAGCCCAACGTGAAGCAGACTCGACAGATTAATCATTTACGGGATTTATATCTGTGTGAGTGTCCATGACTTGTTAGTTTGAATGGAGGTATTGTGGGTTCATTATTTATTTGGATATTCTGCTTTGTATTTGCTTGCAGTTTGTCTTGGTATATGGTTAGGAAAGCGATAATATGCATAAATTACTCGACGAAATTTATTGCGAGATTTTGGAACAGGACTGGATGAATGGTAAAGCGGATGAGCTGCACTTTGCATCTAGTTCTGTTGCTTTTCATTATATCCAATCTTTAGATACCGGCTGCAATGCGTTACAATACAGCTCTTGCCCGATTGCTCGATTGTTTGGTATAAATATTGAAATTTATAATGATTGCAACGGGCTCAAGTTAGTAGATAAAAATGGTTCAATTGTTGCTGCTTGGCATTGGCTGCCCTTAGAGCAGCGTTTACAGTTACACTCGGAGGTTAAATAATGGAAATATTTCTATGGTTAATTGTTTATCTAGCTTTTGTTTTACCGGTTACAAAGTGCCTTAGTGTGAGCAGCGGAATGAAGTTGACAGACTGTTTTGGGTTTGCAGTACTTTGGCCAACAAGTGTTCCCGCCATTTGTTTCTTTGAAATCCTGGGTTGGTTTTTTGAGAAACTTGCTGCAAGGTTGACATATTTAATAGAGGATTAAATGGGTATTAATATTCGACAGAAAGGGCAAAGCGGTGAACGCGAAGTCTGTGATTGGTTAAATTTCATTCTAAATAAAGTTTTATCGGAGTTGGAAATTATACCTCCTATAAAACCAGTTTTTCAACGTAATCAAAATCAATCCGCTGTTGGTGGTTCTGATATAACAAATCCATTTGGTTTGTGTATCGAAGTTAAGCGCCAAGAACAACTTAACTTGAACGAATGGTGGAAACAGTGCTGCATCGCGTCGAAAGAGTTTGGTGGTAGACCGATTGTTATTTTTAGGCAAAACGGGAAACGCAAATGGCGAGTATTGTTGGAAGCGAACTTGGTTTATCACTGTGGGCAAGCTTATACACCATCTCGTTGTGAAATAACGCATGAAGATTTTGAACATTTTATGCGTTATTGGATGCTTAGAATGTTAGATAGTGGCTCTGTGACAATTTAATTGTGCTTTGTCGGGAAGTTACGTTATACTGTACAGTATCTAGAATGCTGTCTGTAAAATGTAACTATTGTGAGTGACAATTTTTTTAACAATTTATTTGCTCCTGCTTATATTTCGCCAAACGAAAAGGTTCTGCGCGATGTATTTGTGCAAGAGTACCTTAAAGATTATGACGAGCTGCAGGCGTGTTTGCGTGTCGGCTTCCAGTTTTCTTTTGCACAAGAATTTTCTAGAAAGTTCATGCAAGAACCTTACGTGCAGCAAAAAATCGCTGAATATCAACGTAAGGACAGCCAGACTACAGAAAGCGACAAAGCGCTGGTCTTAAACGTACTGCGCGAAGCCGCACAGCGTGGCCCATACGCTTCGCGGGTTGCTGCTGCTGCAAAGCTTGCTGCAATACTCGGTTTGGATAACGCTGCGCCTGCAGATAACGAAACCGATAAGTTGATCCAAGCTTTTAAAGAGTTTTCTGAAAAAGCGCCCGTCTAATGAATAAGCTTATATTTGACAGACACGCTGCTCGTTGGTATCCGCTTAAAGAGCACCCTATTCAAATTGATCTTGTAAATGCTGTTCCAAACGGAGTGCGGTTTCCCCTAGTACCAGCGGGGCGTCGTTCAGGTAAGACCGAACGGTTTAAGCGTTTTGTATCACGCGAAGCAATGTCTAAACCGAATGAACAGTATTTTGCAGGCGCTCCGACACGAGGGCAGGCGAAGCGCATATTCTGGAATGATTTAAAGCTGCTCACCTTTTCAGACTTTCATCCCAAAAAACCGTCTGAAACCGAACTTAAGTTGTTTTTGCCAAACGGTACGACTATTGAGGTTCTTGGATTAGACGAGGCGAAACGGATTGAGGGCGTTAACTGGACAGGTGGCGGAATCGATGAGATTGCTGACGTCTCCGAGGACGCTTTAAACCTTAATATTTTACCAGCTCTCAATACTGTAGATCCGCGTAGACCAGAGTACAGACCCTGGTGTTGGTTTTTAGGCGTGCCTGACGGTCTTAACCATTACTATAAAATGGTTAAAAATGCGGAAAGTGGTGCAGACCCGGATTCTAAGGTTTACCATTGGAAATCTGCTGACATATTACCGCCGGACGTTATTGCAGCAGCTAAGAAGCGAATGAGCAAGAAACAATTCGCGCAAGAATTTGAAGCTAGTTTTGAAACTGCTACCGGTCGGATTTATGAAGATTATAATTCCGGAAATATAACACATTCAACATTGCAAGAACACGAACAGATTTGTTGGTTCCATGATTTTAATTATTCCCCATTATCGAGCGGAATTGCGGTAAAGCGAAAAATCGAAGTGGATGGGCTTACTGCGGAAGGTGTTTTTATTGTTGATGAAATTATTTTGACATCCGCTATTGCACAGCAAGCTGCGATGGAATTTGTTGAGCGGTTTAAGGATCACCGGAACAGAACTGTGGTTATATACGGCGATCCGTCTGGTCGTGCTGGTGAAAAGCATGGGCATTTGTCAGATTATTTAACAATTGAATCGCATCTAAAGCAAAATGGTTGGAATCCAGAGAGACGGGTTAAAAATTCAACACGTTCTATAAGGGATGGGCAAAATGCGGTGCGAGCGAGAATTGCAAACAGCTATAATGAGCGGTTTTTATTTGTAAATCCAGATACTGCGCCAACAATACACGATGGATTTTTAACATGCGAATTTAAAAAAGGGTCAACATTTATGGAAGAGGAAAGCTATTCGCAACACGTAATATCAGCAGTTCGTTATTTTATAGATTACGATTATCCTGTTACAATAGGCGGAATGGGTGATAGTAGCGTTGAAATTTCAGGAGGTTTATAAGATGCATAAAGACTATAAGAAAATGCTGTCAGTATGGCAGATGTGCGAAGACGCTGCGGCAGGTGAGCGTTTTGTTCACGCTAAAGGCCCGGATTATTTGCCAAAGTTAAAGGGTGAAGCTGCGAAGGACTATTTGACACGGTTAAAAATGACACCCTGGTTTGGTGCAACGTGGAGGACTATTATTGCATTACGCGGCATGATATTTCGCTCCGACCCTGTGATGGAAGTGAACGATATTTTTAAGGAAGACATAAACAACGGTGGAAAAAGTTTAATATCATTTTCTAAGGACGTTGTTTTGCAAGTGCTTAAAACCGCTCGCGCGGGCATCTTGGTTGATTATCCCGACACGTCCGGGGAATTAACACAAGCGGGAACACTTGCTGCAAGACCCTATTTAGAGCTGTTTAATGCTGTTGATATTTTAGACTGGCAATTAGATATTGAAAATGGGGTTGAAATCCTGACGCGGGTTGAATTAAAACTTAGCGACGAAGATGTTTTAATTTTAATACTGGATAAAACCGGTTATTCGCAAATTAAAGCAAAGCTAGACCGTAACGGTAAAATAACGAATGAGGAAGCTCCTTATCAGCCTAAAATGGATAACAAACCATTGAACTTTATACCGTTTCAATTTGTTGGGGCAGATACTTTAGACCCTGCAATTACAGAACCTCCGTTAATTGATTTGATTACAATGAATTACCATCATTATAGGCAAGCATCCGCATACGAACGTGGATGCTTTTTGTCAGGTCTACCAACGTTATTTCTGTATACAAGCGACGACCCTGGTGTGATTTATGTTGGTGGCCCGACTGCAAATAGGTTGAAGGATAACCAGGCGAAAGCGGAATTTATTGAAGTCAAAAGCGAATTTAAGGCGTTATTGGCAAACTTGGAACAAAAAGAGCGCATGATGGCGGTTTTGGGTGCTCGTATGCTGGAGGATGTTAAAAAGACTGCTGAGAGCGAAGGTACTGTCGCAAGAAGACAAAGCGGTGAGGAATCCGTGCTTGCTGATATTGCTTCAACCTGCGAAGCTGGTATTCTGAAAGCGCTGCAATGGGTGACAATGTGGTTAGGCGAAGATCCTAAGCAAGTTGAATTTCGTCTGAACCGCGAATTTGTGCCGGCAAGATTAACTTCGCAAGAAATTACCGCATTGATGAGTGCTTACATACAGGGCGGTATAAGTTACGATACATTATTCTATAATTTTCAGCGAGCTGGTATGTATCCACCTAATGCGGATAAAGACAGCGAACGCGGTGCTATGACGGAGCTATGATGAGCGATAAACGTGTTATCAATTTTCCTCAGACTGTAGAATATGTAGAAATTAACCGTGTTTTGTCACAATCTATTGCTGATGCAATACAGAAAGCAAAGGACGACGGAGTGACGTATGGCGACTTGGTTGCTACGCTGCAAGGGTACACCACAATGATCACAATGGAAATGCTGGGGTATAAGGATGAAGATTGATAAGCGCATTCTTAAGGAAATTTTAAAGTTCCAAATTGACTTAAACCGCTTATCTGTTGCACAGCGAACTAAAGTTGTCAACGTTTTCAAAAGGGCTTACAAGGAAATAAAAAACGTAAGCGATGCGGATATTGTACAATTATCCGCTAGAAAACGTGAAGCGATTATTAAAGTATTTGGAGACGTTGCTGGTAAGGCTTTGGTTGATATTGCTGACGAATTGCGGGATTCGGTTTTGCCAAGTATTGCGGAATTGCAGTTTAAAGCGACGGACAAACTGTTTGCCAGCTTAAATATCGGGCTCGCTACGGGTACGCTTGCCGAAGGCTTGATAAAAGATCCGTTTATTAACGGTAATCCCCTTGCAGCTCACTGGGATAAGTTGTCCCAAACAACACAATTTAACCTGAGCGCAGCGGTGCGAACTGGTGTTGTAACAGGTGAAAGTAATGTGCAAATGTTTAGACGCATCCGCGAAGCTTTGGATATTTCGCAACGAAGCGCGATGACGCTTATAAATACCGCTGTTCATAATGTTGGAAACAGTGCGCGTGATGCGGTTCATGCTGCAAACCAAGATATAATTAAAAATGTAGTGTGGTTAACAGCATTAGATTCGCATGTTTGCGAGCTTTGTATAGGACGCTCAGGTTTAAGTTGGAAGAATAACGATAACCACACGCCTGACGGCCATTCTATACCTTTCCAAGTACCTCCAATCCACCCGAACGATCGCTGCGTATTGGTTCCTGTAGTAGATAGCGGATTGTTGCCACCGTTGACAGCAGGTGAACGTGCATCCAGTTTCGGGCCTGTGAAAGGTGATATAACGTTTAAGGAGTTTCTAGATATGCTTCCCGAAAATGAGGTTGAAGATATGTTGGGCGTTGGTAAAGCACAACTCTACCGTGACGGGAAAATTACATTGCGTGATCTGCTTGATAACAGTGGAGAAGTTGTTACTTTGGAAAAATTGTTGAAGAAATACAGTTAAACTTTGCAATGTAATCTTGCATAATTATTTCGTAGTATAATCCGCACAAGAGCGCGATGCTCTTCATTTGTTCATACCTAGGGCGCGATGCCCGCGTGAAGCGATTTCACGTCATCCTGGAGTAAATTATGCCTTTGAAATTAGTTACTGATTCCCTTGATGGAATTGATGATGCAAGTAAGTCTTTGTATATTAAGAAGGACGATGGTAAGTTCCATTTGGATGTTGATGGTTTACCGGACACGAGCACGCTGGAAAAAACGTTGCGGACTGTACGGGGAGAGCGAGAGACTTTTGAACGTGAGTTGAAAGAAATTCGTCAAAAATTTGCAGGGATTAAAGATCCCGAGCAAGTTAAAAAACTAATGCAGCAATTGGAAAACGACGAAGAAGCTGCGCTTATTGCGAGCGGTAAAGTTTCGGAAGTTGTGCAAAGACGTACTGAAAAACATATGGCAGCAATCCAAGCAAAACTGGATGCCGCAATAGCATCGGAACAAGCAGCTATCAAAAAGGCGTCGGTATTCACCGAGCGCGTTTTGAAAGGGCAGGTAGCACAAGAAGCAATGGCGTTGGAAGTTTTCGATAAAGCATTAGATGACATTTGGTTACGTGCCAAAGCTCAGTTTGTTTTAGACGATACTGGAACCGCTGTTGCAAAAGATGAAAAGGGCGAAATTATTCTTGGAAAAGATGGTAAATCACCATTCACAATACAGGAATGGATGACCGAACTGAAGGAAAAAGCACCGCATTTGTTCAAAGTTACAAATTCGGGTGGTGGAGCTCGTAAGCAACGTGAAAGTGGTAAAGACGAGACGAATCTACCAGCTCGGGAGCGGTTACGGATAGCAAGAGAACGACGAAGTTGATTAATATTTAAAGGAGCTATGACATGGCAGCGTTGACACTATTAGAAGCAAGCAAGCTCAACAACTACACGGAATTTCAGAGTGCGGTTGTTGAAATTTATTCAGGTTCCTCAGATGTTTTGCGGGTATTACCGTTCCAAGACATTGCAGGTAACTCATATTCCTACAATCAGGAAACAACGTTGCCGGGCATCGGCTTCCGCGGTTATAACGAAGCTTATACTGCTGCATTTGGTATCCTAAACCCAGTGACCGAGCGTTTGGTGATTGCGGGTGGCGAAGTTGACGTCGATAAAGCAATTGACAAAACAATGCCAGGAAACCGCGAAGTCCAGGAAGAAATGCAAATTCGCGCATTGGGTCTTGCTTGGACGCGTAAGTTTATCAAAGGTGACCAAACGAGCGATCCGCGTGAATTTGATGGTCTGCAAACACGTATTACAGGCGACCAATTGTTGAGCGCTGGTACAACGTCTGGCGGTGCAGCATTAAGCCTTGCCAAATTGGACGAGCTAATTGATCAGTGTATGAATTGCACGCACTTGTTAATGAGCAAAGCACTGGCGCGTAGATTTAGCGCAGCAGCTCGCAGCAGCTCGGTTGGCGGTTATATTACGTTTGACAAAAACGAATTTGGTCGACGTGTAATGGCTTACGACGGGAAAGAAATTTTAACCGTTGATTTAGACAATACCGAAACCGCGATTCTTCCGTACACCGAAGCAGCTTATACCGGTGGTTCAACCGCAACCTCAATCTATGCGCTGTCAATCGGGCCTGGAATGGTAACGGGTCTGCAACACGAAAGCGGTATGGAAGTGAGCGACTTGGGCGAGTTGGAAAGCAAACCAGCATACCGCACCCGTATTGAGTGGATGAGCGGTATTATGATTCAGCACGGACGCGCTGCTGCTCGTTTACGTCATATCGGCGATTTGGCAATTGTAGCCTAATTGTGGTTATCAACTAATATTTAAGGAGATTTGCAAATGTCAACAAATATCGCATATGACGATTCTTTGGTACTAAAAGACGCGGGATTGGTAGCGTCAACAACTACCGAAAGCACGATTTTGGATCTGGGTGAAGGTTTGGTGGATGGTTTTCTGGTAATCGATGTTACCGCGTTAGAAGTAGCTTCAACCGATGAGATTTATAACATCTGCTTGGAAGCTTCTAACGTTGCAGCAATGACTTCCGGTTCCGTATGTTTAACTAATACGGAAATGGGTAATGCTACTGCGCCAGCGGATGCAGATACAGCGACCGGTCGATTTGTCATTCCGTTCCGTAACGAACAGAATGGGACACTTTATCGCTATGTTCGCTTGTATACCGAAGTCGCTGGAACAATTGCTACCGGTATCAATTACAGTGCGTTCATCGCGCCTCGTGTTGCAATGGGCTAATCATTAATAACCAAATCAGAGGAGTTAGAATGACTAGAACAGTTGAAACACGTGAAGCGGTTAATGCCTATGTGGCGAAAGTTCGTACACAAGATTTAGACAAACGAACTACATCCACGGGGCGTGGTAGTGTTCCTGCTGCTGTACAAAGTACCGTCGTTGCTACTGAATACGGCGACGACATTTGGCATAAAACTGTACTCACGTTAACCGCTTGCCCAATTAGTATTTCGGACGATGCGGGTGTTGCACAATATGGCGGTGTACAGGTATACGATTTTCCAGCGGGTTTGATTTCGTTAAATGCTGCAATGATAAGCGGAAATTTAACGCTAGGCACTACTGGAACTATTATTGACGCTTTTACCGGTGTCAATGCTTTGGGTTCTGCGACTGCGGGCACGGGAGCTACTTTAACCAGCACAGAGGCGACTTGGTTAGCTTCGACTGCAAACGCTACCGCGTCAAGCAAAGTAGCAGCAATTGACTCGGTATCTGCTGCGGCAGTAGTTCCGCAGGATGGTACAGCGACGGCGAAAGATATGTTTCTTAATTTTGCAATAGCGGACGATGCAAGTCACACCGCTGGCACAGGATCGTTCACCGGAACTATTGAGTTCGTTTGGTGTTTAATTGGAGATAATTAATGTTTACAGTTTATCATAAAGATTTTGGGCCAAAACAGCTCCGCGATTCGGTCGACGTGCGAGAGCACTTAGCGACCGGGGTTTGGTTTAATACTGCGGAAGAAGCGAATTCCGGTATTGCTACATCTAAAGGTGTACAAACGCCGGAAGTTACTAAGCTCAAAAAAGACCTGAAAGACAAGGAAGCGTCTGTCAAGAAACTAGAAGAGCAGAATTCTGATTTGCAAAACCAAGTCGCTACTCTGCAGAATAAGCTCGCTGACGCTGCAAAGGAAATGGAAGCTTTAAAGGGTGCGAACGTTATTCTGGCAAATGAAAATAACGCGCTTAAACAAAAACCGGTTAAATAATTTGAGCCATGACAATTGTTGTTGAAGATGGTACAGGCAAAGCGGACGCAGAAAGTTATATTTCTGTGACCGATGCGGATACTTATCATTCTAATTTGGGTAATACCGATTGGACTGGTACAACTGCGGTCAAGGAAGCTGCGCTTCGCAAAGCTACAAACTATCTACAACAACAATTTGGCACATTATGGGCAGGATACCGGAATACTAGTACACAGGCACTTGATTGGCCGCGTAGTTACGTTCCGTTGACTGATTTGCTGGTTGAAGAATACTTTGCAGATGATGACGTTCCTGTGGAAGTTGTTAATGCGTGCGCGAGCCTTGCTTTGCGTGCCTTGTCGGAAGATTTGTTTAGCGATGAATCCCGTAGAGTGCGAATGGAAAAAGTTGATACGCTTGCAGTTGAATACGAACCAGGCGCATCACCACAAAAAAGGTACGTTGAAATTGAAAGAATGCTTGCGCGGTATTTATTGGGCGCTAATGGTGCAATACCTGTGATCCGTGTATGAGCGATTATTTACAATTCATCGCAACTGCGCTGAGGTTAATACAAGACCGCGGGCTTGCTGTAACAATAACCTATCGGGCGGGTGGTTCATACAGCCCGTCGACTGGAACGGTGACAGTTAGTACCAGCACAGCGACAGCATACGGAATATTTTCATCGCAAGAGCGTGAATTGTTTGATGCAAATGGTGAACTAAGGACTCGTTATGATAAGAAGATGCTTATTGCAGCGAGCGGTCTTACAGAGCCGAAGAAGAATGACACGGTTACTGTTGGATCGCAAGTTTACGAAATTGTGGCAGTTACCGCAGTGGCACCGGCAGGGACAGCGATACTCTACAAAGTGTGGTTAAAAGTATGAATAATCGTTTTTCTGTACAAATTGGGGATTTTGCTAAAAGAGCAAACAAAAAGACGGAAAACGTTGTAAAAGCTTTAATTTTTGAAATTGGGAAACGATTAATAATGCGCTCACCTGTTGGTGACCCAAGTTACTGGACAAGCGCTGCACCCTCTGGATATGTTGGAGGTCGTTTTCGCAATAATTGGCAATACAGTTTTGGCGGTATGGGCAATAAAAACCGTATTGAAGCAGATGCAAGCTGTTCGCAATCTTATACAGATATG